CCGTGGTATATGCCGCGGATCCTGACGACGATTGGACCAAGGAAGAAACGTGGAAAAAGGCTAATCCAGGGTTTGGCAGTATTTGCAAGCGCGAATATTTCGAACAGATGGTGTCAAACGCCAAAAGTAATCCAAGCATGGTGAACACGTTTTTGCGTTTGCACCTGAATATTTGGACCAATGCCGAAACCGCGTGGTTGCCCGATGACGTTTGGATGCAGGGAAGCCAAGAAATACCGTGGGAACGTTTGCCGCTGTTGAAGGCTTACGGCGGGTTGGATTTGGCCAGCACGCAAGATTTGACGGCGTTTGCCTTGTTGTTCAGGGACGACGAACGGCAAGTGTTCTATTTGGTCGTCCACCAGTTTGTCAACAGCGAAAAGGCACACAGCAAAAAATTGTCCGCGGGCGTTGATTACGTGATGTTTGCCCGTGACGGTGATTTGACGATAACACCAGGCAACGTGACTGACTACGACTTGGTGTATGATCACATCATTGACAAAGCCAAGAAATACGACATTCAATCCATCGGCTACGACCCGAAATTTTCGGCCTACCTGGTACCGAAGCTTGAGGCCGACGGGGTGAAGATGAATCAGATGGCGCAAAACATCACCACCATGAACGGACCCACCAAAGAATTTGAAATGCAGGTGATGCGCGGGAACATCATTCACGGCGGCAACCGTTGCTTGCGATGGCAAATTGGTTGTGCCGTGGTGTATGTCGACGTGAACGAAAACAAGCGCGTGACGAAAGAGAAGGTAGAAAGCCGAAAAGTTGATGGCGTAATTGCCTCAATTATTGCCATGAACGAATACATGCATTGTTTATACAATGATGATGACATCATGCTGGAAATCATGAATTTGTAAGGAATAGGGGCCATATTTGACCAATGGCCACTATCGGTGATCGCTTCCGTGCCTTATTCCGCACCAGCGGTGTGGCATATCAAGACACCACGGTGTCACAACATTTCAACCTGCGACCTACCGTTGCGGGTGGAATTGCCGTGACCGAAACCAGCGCATTGAGCATTTCCACCGTTTACGCGTGCATCAACAAGATTGCATCGACGGTGGCCGCGTTGGGACTGGATGTGTACACCACCGACGGCGACAATGTAGAGGTGGCCAACATGCACCCCGCGCATTTGATTGTCAAAGACCCAAACCGCAACATCACGGCGTTTGAATTTTGGGAAACGATGGTGGCGAGCGCGTTGACGTATGGCGTGGGTTATGCCGTTATCGACCGCGATAACCGCGGATATGCCACACAACTGATTCCCGTTCACTTCGCCGATGTCGAGAGACACACCACCGACGGTGAGTTGTACTATAAAACGACGGATTACGGCGTGGTGATGCCCGAAAACATGTTGGAAATCGCCAATATGCAAAGGATGTCACCCATTCGCATTCACCGCGAAAATTTGGGGTTGGCCAAGGCGGCGCAAGATTTCGGAAGCGAATATTTCGGCCAAAAGGGGCAAATGACGGGTGTTTTGGCCAGCGATCAGCCGTTGCGCAAAGAACAAATGGACGTGATCCAAAACAGTTGGAACAGCGCGGTGATGAATGCAGGCACCAAGTTGTTGCCATTTGGGTTCAAATACCAGCGAATCACCATCACACCCGACGAAGCGCAATTCATTGAAACGCGCAAATTCCAAGCCGAGGAAATTTGCCGCATCTTCAGTGTGCCGCCATCGCTGGTGCAGTTGCCCCAACAAACCACGTTTAACAACGTGGAACAACAAAATTTGATGTTTGCACGTCACACGATTGTACCGTGGGCGCGCCGCATCGAGCAGGAAATAGACAGGAAACTGATTCAAAGTTTTGAGCGACCCGAAGTGTACAGCCGTTTCAACATGGACGATTTGCACCGTGGTGATTTGGCCGCGCGCGCTACGTTCTACCAACAAGCCTTGCAAAACGGCTGGATGAGTATAAACGAAGTTCGCCAACGTGAAAGCTTGAACCCCGTGCAGGGCGGCAACGTCCACACGGTGCAGGTCAACACCTTGGCATTGGACAGGCTCGAAGCTTATTCGGATAAAATTTCAAAGGATGAGCAACAAACAACATGAAATAACCAACGCGGAAAAGCGCACGATGGGAACCATTGAGGTGCGCGAAGCCGAAGGGGAAGCGATGGTGTTGGAAGGTTACGCCGCTGTATTCAACAGCGAAACCGACCTTGGACCATTTCGTGAGGTCATCAAACCAGGCGCGTTTACCGACGTGCTGACCAATGACGTTCGCGCCCTAATCAACCACGATCCCAACTTGGTGTTGGGAAGAACGAGCAACGGCACGTTGACGTTGGAACAGGACGAACGCGGTTTAAAATACCGCGTGGAATTAGGAAAACAGACGTATGCCCGTGACTTTTACGAATCCGTGAAGCGCGGCGACATTTCGCAATCTTCGTTTGCCTTTACAATCGAAGACGAAAGTTGGAACGAGAAAAGGACCGTTCGTAGCGTCAACAAGGTGCGGCAACTGTTGGATGTGTCACCAGTGACGTATCCCGCATACCAGGCCGCCACGGTGCAGGCCCGTGATTTGCAACCTGAAACAGAATCGACACCCGAGGTGACGAAAGAGAATACACAAACCCGAGCAAATAAAGCTCAAACACACTACAAGAACATGACAGTGAAAGACATGGTCGGTTTGCGCACGAAGCATTATGAAGAACACGTGGCACTGACTCAATCGGCCGACAAGGAAGGCCGCGAATTGACAGCCGAGGAACGTTCACGTTTGGACTTCCTCGAGACTGAAATTGATAGCCTGGATGAGCGCGTGAAGCGTCGCAAGGCACAGGAAGAAATGATTACCCGTCAAGCGCAAGTGGGCGTTGTGGGAACCACCGAGCAAAAAGAAATTGACCGCGTGAACCGCCGTTTTTCTTTGTCTCGTGCGATTCTTTCGGCCTACGACCAAAAGCCGTTGGACGGTGCCGAAGCCGAGTGGTACCAAGAAGCGCGAAGCGAAGCCAACAAGGCTGGCATTCCGATGACTGGAAACGTGGCCATTCCAAGCAAGGCTCAAACGCGTGCGTTGGGTGATGCTGACGAACACGCCGCCACCACGGGTTCAGGATCCGACTTTGTTCCAACCATCGTACAAAACGCCGTTGACGCGTTGTGGGCACCTTCAGTGGCGCAACAGGTAGGCACCACGGTGATTACGGGCGCAACTGGAAACCTGATTTTCCCAAAGACGAAAACCAAGCCATCTTTGGCCGCCTCACTTGATGAAGGCGCAAACAACAGCACCTCGTCATTGGAATTGGAAAGCGTTACACTCACGCCACGCCGCGCGTCTTACTACACGCAACTGACACAACAATTGATGTTGCAGGGCGGCAATGTGGATGAGTACATCACGCGTCAGCTGAACAACGGTTTGAACCAGCACATTGACAAGAACTTTTTTGCAACCGTGTTGGCCGCTTCAGGCATCACCGACAATTCAACGGCAGGTGACGACACCACGTTGGACAATTCATTGATTTACACAATGGAAAAGGACTTGTTGAGCAATTACGCCAACTTGGACGGTGCCGTGTGGGTCATGTCGCCATTGGCGTTGGAAAAGTCACGCGTTTTGGCCGCTGTGGCCAGCGTTTCGGCGTTGCACGACAACGGACGTTTTGCAGGTTACCAATACTTCAAAACGCCACACGTGGCCGACGTTGCGGACCACGCAACAACGGGCACCGTTGGACAATTGATTTTCGCCAACTTCGCACAATCCGCCGTCATGGCGTTGTTTGGTGGCCTCGACATCTTCGTGGATCGCGCAGGTGCATTGGCAGTGAGTGGTGAAATGAACATCCACATTAACCGCTGGTACGATTGCGACGTGACGAACGCCGCCGCGATTAGCGTTTGTAAGGACGTAGCATAACAACTGAACGGGGAACCTTGGCACCATCCAGGGTTCCCCATTTTTTTACCACCATGAACGTCACACGCCCCACACCGACAACAGGAACCGACATCATTACGTTGGCGGCCATGAAAGAGTTTTTGCGCGTTGATCACGACGACGAAGACGCAACGATAACGGCCATGATGGATGCCGCGGTGGCGCATTGTAGTGACGTAACCAACCGCCACTTCACGGCCAATTCCGAGGGTGTTTTTTACCTTCCGTATTTCCGCCCCGCCGCGTTGGCGTTTGGTCCCGTGACAAACGTTCAGAGCGTGCAGTATTACGACACGGCCGGTGACGTTCAGACGTTGGATACGGCATTGTGGTGGGTTGAAGCTCGAGACAACCAGGTGTGGCGCATTTTCTTTCGTGACACACCCGATTTGGAAGATTACAACGCCACACCCGTGGTGGTGACATGTCGTGTGGGCAAGGCGGCATCGCCTAACATCAAACATGCGTTGAAAATGATTGTGGCGCATTGGTATGAAACGCGGCGTGCCGTGGTGGTGGGTTCGGGCATCGGATCGTCGGAAGTTCCAATGGCCGTCAACGCCCTGTTAAATCCTGAACGCCTCGAAACCGCGTGGCAATGAACATTGGCTACATGGACCGCCGCATAACCGTGCAGGAAGACACGGGCACGTCTAACGTGTACGGTGAAGTTTCTTCGACGTGGTCCGATGTGGCCACGGTGTGGGCCGCAATGGATATAACCAACAGCAGCTCACGGATTGAATTTGAGCAGGAAGCGGCCAAATACATGGTCACGTGGCGAATTCGCAGTAGCACAATATCCAGGGCATTCACCGAATCCATGCGCGTCAGAGATGGCCAAAACGTGTATTACATCAAATCGATTGTGGAAAAGGGCCGCAACGATGAGTTGCATTTGATAACGCAAAAGGTGGCTTCAAAATGATTCGGGTTCAGGGCATGAAGAATTTTGAAAGGCGGATACGCAGGGCGCGTAACTGGCAAAAGCATGATCAAAAGAATTTGAAGAATGCAGGCCGCGACGCGTTGAAAGTATTTGTCCAAAACGCCAAAGGCAACATCAAAGATTTTCCCCGCGACATTGTGGTGATTCGCAAAAGCGGAAGGAAGACAGTACCCAAAGGCACGTTGCGGCGTTCCATTGGATATTGGCCAGTGCAACCACGTGGCAATCACATGACCGCGGGTCCGCGTGCAGGGTTTTTGAACCGCCGAAATTTCAGCGAACGCAACGATGGTTGGTTTGCTCACATCGTCGAAGGTGGCAACGCCTTTGGCCGTAGGAACAACAACCGCAACAAAGGTGTGATTACAAAGAGCATGAAAAGCACGAGGCAGGGTGTTTCGCGGAAGTATTTACAAAATTTGAAAACGGCATTTCCAAAGTACATGCGATGAAAGTTGGAATGGCCATATATCAGCTGATTGACAACGCATCGGCAACGGTGAAGGTTTCGGGGCGCATTTATCCCGAACAAGCCCCCGACGGGGCCGCCACGCCTTACATCGTCTACACGGTGCTGTCAAACCAGCCATACGACGACAAAGGCAGGACACCAATTGATGAAGCAAACGTGGAAATCATCACGGTGGCGTCCACCTATGGTTCATGCATGAAAAACGCGGATGCGGTGCGTGATGCCATTGACAGAAAGAGCGCAACAGTGACCGACAATAACTTGGGCACAATTAACGTGCAATCAATCAGATACACGAACGAAACTACCGAAATTAG